AGAGATTGACCGCGACAAAGAAAACAAAATGTATCGCCGTGCAGGAAATCTTGCTCGTACTTCTCTGTCGGCTAAAGGCAAGGCAAAGCAAGTCGCACAAGATAAGTCTGCTAAGATTGTAAGTGCAATCACTCGCCAGAAAGAAAACGAGCGTTTCAAGAAGATGGGTGATGAAAAAGCACGCGATAACTATGGGGGTTGATATGCTGAGTTTTAAAGATTTACAAGAAAAGAAGACCAAAGTCACAATCAATCCAAAACTGAAAGATGTTATGGAGAAGAAGTGTGACAAGTGCGGCGAAGAGTCGTGCGAGTGTGACACTAAGAAAAAGAAAAAGTGTCCTGAATGTAATGGTAAAGGATGTAAGCATTGTGGTGGCACTGGCTACCATGATGGTGAAGGTGGCGAAAACGAATCTATGGAGGAACAAGCCTATGTCAGTCAAGAAGAAGTTTCAGAAGAAAGCACAAAAGAAGTCGCAGAAACTGAAACCTCGCTCTTGACCTTTAGGCAGTTTCAAGAAGCTCGCCGTGGTCCTGAAGACCCCAGCAAAGCAGCGAAGCGTGAGAAAGCAGAGAAAAGTTATGCTGCTGTCCAGAAGCGTCAGAAAGTACTCGATAAACACGAGAAAAAGACTGGTACTAAACTGGACATCAATAAGTCTCCCGAAGGTAAACTTCATAAGATGAGACATCCTGGTTCTCGTCAGAAACCAAAGGTTAAAGGTGCTAAGGAGACGGAACTACAGCAACATAACCGTAGGGTTAGTAAGCACAACGAAAGACTTATCAAGCGCGGTCCTACTAAAAAAGAGGCTGAGCGTCAGAAAGGTTACGATGCTTATGAGAAAAAGCATAAAAGAGGTAACAAATCAGTTTGGGATTGAGCATATATAGATTAGACCCGTTTTGGTGCTAATCATGCTATCCTTTTTACTCCCTATTGCTCAGAAAGTTATTGCTGATGCAGTCGCCAAGATTCCCGATGATGAGGAACTTGGTGAGAAGTTAATCGAAGTTTGCCTGGTTATCCTGAAGAAAGCAGTTAAACTGACTAAGACCGATATGGATGATCGTCTGCTTGCAAAAGTAGAAGAGGCAATTAAAACACGATGATTAAAGGGGCGTAAGCCCCTTTTTTTATAAATAAGTATACGGAATACAACGTCGGAGAAACAATGTCTTTATACGGAAGAGTTGACTCCACTGCTAACCAGACCGCTGTCGGTCTTACTATTGGTAACAGCGGTGGGTCTGTAACAAAAACAATCGTCTTCGTTGACGAAACTGAAGCAGGTTTGAACGAGAACAAGACTCGTGGTATCACTGCTCCTGGTTGGTGGGCATATCACACCTATACTGATGGTGCTGGTAACACTCGTCACAAGGCAGAGCATTTGATGTTCCTGACTAATGCTGAAGCAAATGCAGACGAGACTCTGAGCGACGACACTATCGCAGCAGACGTAGCATCGGCAGTGACCATTTCGGCACAACCTGCTGCTTCTACTTCTTCCTCTGGTGCAGGTACATTCACTCTTACCACTGCAACTACAGGTACACCTGGCACTCTCACTTATCAGTGGCAGCGTCAGACTGCAAACGGTACTCGCTGGACCAACATCAGTGCATCGCTTGATAGTGGTATCACCTATGCAGACTTCACAACTGCAACTCTTGCATATAGTGGTCTTGCAGCAGACACTCTTGACGGTTATAAGTATCGCGTCAAGATCAACTCGACTGGTGGTACAGAAGAAGTTATTTCTGACGGTGCAGCAACACTAACCTTCGATAGCTAATGAAATTTGACGAACTGAATGAGTCTAACTACATTCTGTTCGCCATTAAGCATTATGAAAATCCTCATTGTGTAACACGAGAGGATTTTGATGAGGACATTAAACGCTTCAAGTATCTGAAAAGACTCTTGAAGCGTTATGTTCGTGGGAGTCAATTAAGGACTCACTTGATTATTAATCATCTCATCATTCTTTATAATGTTTTTGGTGAAGCAGCAACTCCCCTTCTCTTTTTTAAGTTGGAGAGAGAGTATTGGAGTATCTTGAAAACTCTACTAATTTATTTGAATAAATATCCTATAGGAATGTTACCTGGTCTGGAAACAGACGAAGACTTAGAAGAAGAATTGGAGAAACTATGACTATCGCAACTGCTGGTACTGGAGGTTTTGGTGGTGACGCTGCTGCTGAAGGTCCTAATGCAGGTTACGATCCTGTTATGAAGTTCCGTAAGAAATTAAAGAAGAAAAAAGAAAAGGTATGTGAGTCGAAAGAGAATCCTACAGTACCTTCTCGCTTATTTCAATATAAAGTAACTATCCCTGAAGTTGGTGAAACTATCATTTACGCAAACTCTTCTGCTGAGTTGATGCAGAAGATGCGTTTATTGGTAAATTATCGCTATAGAGGTGATATTAAAATTGAAAGAATTATGCCAGGTGCTGCTGGTAAATTCTTTATGGATAAACGTGCTAAGCATATACGTAATGTCAAAGAGCAAGCAGACAAAGCAATGCAGGCACAAATGACTCGTCAGCAAGTTAGTCTGGAGAAACAAAAAGCAGACGATAAAATCAAACAAATCAGAATGGAGTTGCAAAAGAAAACTCAATCTCTCATGAAGAAGCAGAGAGCAGGTGGTGCCCAAGCAACTGTGGACAGATAAGATGTTTGGACTTGGTAAGTTAGCAGTTTTGGAATCTAAACTTGACATCTACGAGGATCTTTCCAAGGAGATGTTGGACAAGCTAGAGCGTGCTGTATCTACCATCTCCGAAAATAGTAATCGTGTTTCTGTTATATTGGAGAGACATGAGACTAGATTAGATGAAAGTGAAAGGACTGATAATCTCATTATCAAAATGATTGATGAGTTAAAAGAGACTGAAGAAAAGAACCATAAGATCCTTCACGAAAGAATTGATAGAATTCAAAAGAAAGTTGATAGTAACCAGAAGTTTGTAGTAGGTGCTGGTGCTGTCTTGGCAACGCTTGTGGCAGTGTTACAGGTGGTCCCACCAATGGTCAAAATGTTGACCCCTTCAGTTAATAGTGCTATGATGGATGCAGCGGTAGACCATCGTATTGTCTGAATTTGTTGATGAGTATTACGTCAGTCTTCTATCTGGACGCCTAGATAAGTTCTCTAGGAAAAAGAGCGGACTGTATAATTTCCGATGTCCTTATTGTGGTGACTCACAGAAGCACCGTAATAAAGCACGGGGATATTTTTTTCGTCTGAAACAGGACATGGTATTTAAGTGCCATAACTGTGGAGTGGGTAGAACTCTGCCAAATTTTCTAAAGGACAATGCTCCAGACCTTCATGATGAATACATCATGGAGAGATATAAGAATGGAACTACAGGCAAAGGTTCATACGTTCCCAAACCCAAATTTGAAAAACCGAAGTTCAAGAAAAAGGGGGAACTTCAAAGTATGGATCAACTAAATAATGAACACCCAGCGGTCGGGTATCTACTCGGTCGGCAGATTCCTAAAGAACATTTTAGTAATCTTTACTACACGGATAAATTTTGTACCTGGGTAAATACACAGAAACCAACGTTCAAAGATGTCAAAAAGGATCACCCAAGAATTATTATCCCTTTCATTGACACTCAGGGCGAATGGTTTGGATTTCAGGGGAGGTCTCTAACTGCTGATGATAAGTTGCGATACATCACCATTATGTTGGATGAATCCCGAATCAAAGTCTTCGGTCTCGACCGAGTAGATTTCAAGAAGACTGTTTATATTACTGAAGGTCCTATTGATAGTCTCTATATCGACAATGCAATTGCTATGGCAGGAGCAGATGTTGATTGGAATTTGTTGTCTGATGCAGAAGTAGTCTTTGTCTATGACAATGAAAAACGCAATAAGGAAATTATCAGTAGGATGGAAAAGGCAATCGATAAGGGATATGAGATTGTAATTTGGCCAGATAATCTACAAGAGAAAGATTTAAATGACATGTTTATCGCTGGACATGATGTTCAATCTCTGGTAGAATTTAATACTTACAGCGGTCTACAAGCAAAGATTAAACTAAGCGAATGGAAAAAGGTATGAAGGAAATCCATGTAATTAAAAGAGATGGGGAACAAGAACCCCTAAACCTTGACAAGATTCATGTGATGGTAGAGCACGCTTGCAATGGTCTTGCAGGTGTCTCTGAGAGTCAGGTAGAGATGAATGCTGGTCTTCAATTTTTCGATGGCATTAAGACCTCAGATATTCAAGAGATTTTAGTTCGTTCTGCCAATGACCTTATCTCTCTGGAAGCACCAAATTATCAGTTTGTTGCTGCTCGTTTGCTCCTGTTTGGTTTAAGAAAGGCAGTTTACAATGGTCACCCTGATGGACATCCTCCTTTGAAGGAGCATGTTGAGAAGTGTATTGAACGCAGTGTTTATGATGCTTCTATCCTAACCAAGTATACCGATGAGGAGTGGGAGAAACTGTCTAGTTTCATGGACCATGATCGTGACTATCTGTTTACATATGCTGGTATTCGTCAGGTTGTAGATAAATATCTTGTGCAGGATCGTAGTTCTGGTGAGGTATACGAGA